TACCCAAAGATCACCGCTATTCTGGGAGAGGAAAAACTTGTCTTCCCTGCAGAAGAAGAAGGTGGACCAGGATATTATGGAATTCCAATGAATTCACAAGCAACAATGATCCCCCAACAACTACCACCAGAAATTGAACAAAATAACAACGAAATACCAATACAACAATGAAAATACATAATAAAAAGTCTTCTTTATGAATAACAGGAATATATGGCGAAGCATTACTCCAAAATTAGGAATAGACCAAATTTGTAATAACCGGAAACAACGTTTTTAATTGCTACACCGAAAGACGTATAGATAATTTACCAAAAGACTTTAAACAAAGTATATTAAAAAAAGAGAATACCAACAGATGAAATCTTTCATTCAATTCGCTCATTTACAAGAAAATTCTGCATTTGTAAAATCAATGCGATATCTATACGGACTAAAAGATATTGGAAATGGAATAGCAATAATGACTTCTCAAAATCCATCTGGAAAAATAACAAGTAAAGAAGAAAATATAAAAAATTGGAAATTATTCACAAAAGAATTAGAAAGCAAAAAATATAAATATTTTATTCAAAACGGAATATATGATGGAAATCCAGAAAAATATGCCATCATAATAAATATTTCAGATGAAGAAACAAACTCTATTGCCTTTGATACACGATGGATGCAAGATGCCTATATTCATGGAGAATTAGTTAATAATGAAATAATTTTTAAAATGCAAAAAAGAAACGGAAAAATTATACGAACAAGTTCTATACAAAGTAACAAATTAGTCCAAGGATTAAAGGATTACTATTCATATTTTCAATCAATAAGAAATAAAAAAGCAGGAAATCCATTATCAAGTATAGAAAAACGAAAATTTAAATTGGGATTTTCCCCAGAAGAAGATTATATCAACGATAACTAATAATTATTTAAATAGAATTTCCATTTTGTATAAATACACCATATAAAAAACACAGAATAAAGCCAATGGATAATAATACAATTAATATTGAAAAAATGATAACCCAAATTAATAATAAAAAGGTTTCCGAAGCAACTAATATATTTAATCAAATTCTTAAAAACAAGTTAAAAATTAGATTAGAAGAAGAAAGAATTAAAATAGCATCAACAATGTTAATGAAATGAAATTAATTACAGAAGAATGTGAACATATAGAATTCATTACCGAAGAAAAAACAACAAATAAAGGTAATGTAGAAAAAAAACTATATTTCGAAGGAATCTATTTTCAATCGGATATAAAAAACAAAAACTCAAGAATTTATCCGTATGAAGTTCTTTTTCCATCTATTAAAACATATGTTGATGAACAAGTAAACAAGGACAGAGCTTTAGGAGAATTAAATCATCCAGAACATCCCCACGTAAATTTGGATAATGTATCTCATAAAATTATATCATTACAGTGGAAAAATAAAAACGTATTAGGAAAAGCACTAGTAATTACAGAAACTCCTAAAGGAAAAATTGTACAAGGACTAATAAATGGTGGAGTTAAATTAGCAGTATCATCTAGAGGATTAGGCGCTTTAGAAGAAAATAACGGAGTAAGTATTGTCAAGGACGGGTACATAATTTCGGCAGTTGATGTGGTTCATGATCCATCAGCTCCAAACGCATTTATCAATGGAATAATGGAAGGAGTCGAATTCTTTCCAGATAATGAAGGAAACTGGAAACGAAAAATTAATAAATTGAATAAGGTGAAATATTCGTTAACAGAAGAGCAAATAGGAAAATGGCAACTAAAATTGTTTAAAGATTTCCTAAAAAATATATAAAAAACAATTGTTTATATGGGATAAAAATGAAAAATCATGAGACTGAAGAATAGCAGCTTTTTACTATTAATAACGATAACTTCCTCTCATTAGAAATTATACACAACAAGGGGTTTATAATAAAACACTATGTACAATAGAACTAATAATACAAGAAGAAATCATCAAATTGACGAAGCACGCTATGAAGTTGAAACAATTTCAGCAGAAGATTTACTAAACGAAAATGATGAAAATACAAAAGACATTTCTATGAACAAATCAATTAAAGAAACTTATAATCTTATTACTGGTGAAAAATTCATTAATGAATCAAAAAAAGATTCCGATCCTGATTATTCAGATGATGATGATGAAGAGGAATATAATGATGAAGAAAATGAAAAAGAATTAGATGAAATTAGTCCAAATCTAGCCCTTAAATATGCCCACAAGGCAACTGCCGATGTATCCAAAAGAATATCAAGCAACAAACCATCCGATAACCGAAAAATCGACAATCGAATGACTGGAATAAAACGAGTTACAAAACGCCTTGAAAGTGTAGAGGAAGAGAATGAAGAAGAACTCTCGGAAGAAGAAGATCGACCAAGAGAACCAGTAAGAACAATGCTAAAACGACAAATTGCTGCAATTAAAGCCAAAAAAGTGCCCGTAAAAGAAAATCATGATGAAGGTCTAGAAAATCTAATGAAAGAAGAAGTAACTCTTTCAGAAGAGTTTAAATCAAAGGCACATTTAATTTTTGAAACTGCATTCAATACAAGATTAGAAGAAGAAGTAGAAAAATTAGAAGAAGCTTATGTCGAATCTTTAAAAGAAGAAATTACTTCGGTAAAATCTGATTTAGTTAAAAAGGTCAATTCTTATCTAAATTACATTGTTGAACAATGGATGGAGAATAATAAACTTGCTGTTGATAACGGACTTAGAATTGAAATTTCTGAATCATTTATGGGAAAGTTAAAAAATCTATTTGAAGACCATTATATTTCTGTTCCTGATTCCAAAGTTGATTTGGTTGATGAATTAGCAGAAAAAGTGGAAACATTAGAAAATTCACTTAATGAATCAATTAAGAACAATATTAAATTAACAGAAAATATTTATAAACTAAAAAAGAAAAATATTATTTCTGAATGTCTAGATGGACTTTCACTAAATGAAAAAACTAAACTGGAAAAATTAGCAGAAAATGTTGAATTTGATTCTGAATCTATTTTTAAATCAAAAATTGAAATTTTAAAGGAAACATATTTTCCAAAAAAACCAAAAAATCAATCAGCTTCTTCCGGAAGTGACGGAATACTCAATGAAAATTGGGAATCTTCAAATACACAAGAAGTTGAAATCCATGATAACGCAATGAAGCAATATGTAAACGCAATTTCAAAAATTGCTTCAAAAATATAATTATAATATCCCATAGGAGTTTTTTAACAACAATGTTTAATTCAGAATCACTACTAAAAAAATGGTCACCAATCATCAACCACGATAATATGCCAAAACTTGATAATAATTACAAAAAATCTGTTCTTTCTGTTATCTTAGAGAACCAGCAAATAGCTATGCGCGAGGAAACCGCTATTGGAAACTATATGATAACAGAAGCAGCTCCCTCTAATAACACCGGAAACGTAGCAAATTGGGAACCCGTCATGATCTCTATGCTCAGGCGTACTATGCCAAATCTTATTGCCTATGATATCGCATCCGTACAGCCAATGAACGGTCCAGTTGATCTTATTTTTGCGCAGTATCCAAAGTATCAGACATCAAATTCACCGGATATCACAGCCGAAGCATTCTACGGAGAAGCTAATACCGGTTTTACAGGTTCCGGGACCCATGGTGGAAATTCATCTTCATTACCAACTGATATTGGTCTTGTTGATACTTCTTCGCCATATAACACAGTCATGCCAACAGATGATGATGGTGGCGGCTCAACATCAAATGATGTTTCGGACGCCTTTGGCGTTGGAACTGGAATGACCACAGCAATTGGCGAAAAGCTTGGAGACTCACTTGGAAATCCTTTCCCAGAAATGTCATTTACAATCGCAAAATCCACAGTTACGGCAATGACTCGCGCCCTAAAGGCTGAGTATACAGTGGAATTGGCACAAGATTTTAAAAAAATTCATGGAGGTGACGCCGAATCAGAATTGGCTAATATTCTTTCTGCGCAACTTCTAGCAGAAATTAATAGAGAACTTATTAGAACTATTAATGTCAAAGCTATGCTCGGCGCACAACAGGCTGGTCTTGCATTTAAAGATAGCCCTCCAACCGGAACCGGAAATAACGGGCGTGGTGGTGTATTTGATATGATTCTTGATACAGATGGTCGTTGGCAAATGGAAAAATATCGAGGACTTGCTGTTCATATTGAACGCGAAGCCAATGAAATTGCAAGACAAACTCGTATGGGGAAGGGTAATTTCATTCTCTGTTCTTCGGATGTAGCTTCTGTCCTAGCGTCTGCTGGAATTCTTGATTATTCTCCACAGTGGAGTTCAAATCTAGAAGTAGATGATACGGGTAATACCTTTGCTGGGGTAATTAACGGAAGACTTCGTGTCTATGTTGATCCTTATGCAACTGGCATAGATTATGTCACCGTTGGTTATCGAGGAACAAATATCTATGATGCTGGTATGTTCTATTGCCCCTATGTCCCACTTACAATGATGAGGGCTATGGACCCAAATTCATTCCAACCAAAAATTGGATTTAAAACCCGATATGGAATGATTGCCAATCCATTTGCCGAATTAAATGGTGTTGTCAGTGGAACAGGAAATAACCGCAGTAATAGATATTATAGAATATTTGCGGTGAGAAATCTTCGTTCGTAATAAAAAAGACCAACAACAATAAAAATAAATGCGCATAAATAAATGCGCGATGTATATATGGGGATACTTCGAAAGATTTATCCCCATTTTTTATTGAAACCCAAAAAGGATAAAAAATGTCACTAGATAATATTACTTCTGTTACTAATACTAATTTTCTATCGCCCACTAATTTTATTTTAAAAATAGACAATACATTGCGTAATGTTGAATATACATGTCAAGTTGTATCTCTACCATCTATTTCACTAGGAAATGTTCCAAAATCATACCGAGGAATGAAAGCCCAATTTACCGGAGATAGTATAGAATTTGATACTCTTTCTGTAAGATTCATCATTGATGAAACAATGGAAAATTACAAAGAAATTATTGAATGGACGCTTTCTGAATTAAATGAAATAGAAAGAGAACGAGATTTGACTCTTTTAATTTATTCTT